GACAAGTCAGCATCAAGATTGAAAGCGTGCATCGCATTAGCATGACCATAGGTCTCAATAATTATGTAGTCATCAAGCCACAACTTGCTGCCATTTGGCTGGTCAACTATATAGATTACTATTCTCTTGGCAGCTAACTCTGTTGATGTCAAGACAAGTGAATAACCCTTTCCCTCATCTGTCGGCAAGTTAGCAGTATTGCCCTCGGCGCCTTCGTCCTTCATTACCTTTAGGTCACCAGAGGCAAAACCACCCGCTGAGTAAAAATCTATCCCATCCGGTGCCCACAGTGGAAAGTCAATTGTTCCTGCCTCCCCGTATTTTCTTAAAAATTTATATGGCATTCCGTCCTCCTTTTATTTATTATTCAAGGTCTGTGATCAATGTTAAGCGTCGACGAAAAATCGCGGCTGTTGCACTGTCAGTATAGCTAATAAAAATCTTAACAGTACCCAAAACCAAGTACCTCGTTATTGTTGAATCATTACGTTGTAAGACCAAACCCCAATTGTCAGCGGTATTATCAATCCATGACTGTACAAGATTTTTTATATTATCCCCACTGTCAACAATGGTATATGTACCGATGTCACGTACGCCAGAAACTGAATTTAACAGTGTGTCCCAGTCAGTATGTGTCCCTGGATAGTTGCCAAAGTCGTCATATACTGGAGGGGTAGACCAGCCCGTTGGGTTAGTTTTATTTTGCTCCATTGCTGCAACGTTATTCGGTACAGTCCCAGAACCATATCCAGTCACAGTGAATTGAAGGTATGCGGAATCAATCGTTTTTCCGGCTAGTGAAGAAACATCAAATTTGCAAAGAGTCTCATAAACATAACTGTTGCTACGAAAAAACATCCCACATCTGGGTGGGGTAATGTTTGTACCACCATCATAGTTGTTGTTCCAGAGCCCATATATGGCTGCGGTAAAGTTTACGTCTGGCATTATCGAACCCCCTGAACAGCAAGTTTTTCAGTGTTTTTTATATCTTCTTTATTTGTAAACATTTTTTCATCCGATACTGCCGGAGTCTTTACATTTACAAGCTGACGAACTAAGAGGTTGCGTACTTTTATTGGGTTGGGGGGCAGTATTCCAAAATAATCCCGTCGAATTATTAAATCAATCCATACATCATATAGTTGTACATATACTGCTTTACTACTTGCTAATTCAAAAGTGGTAATGGCTATGTCAATCTCTTTGTCAAGATGCATGTATAAATTCTCAATGTAGGTATACATATCCTTCAAAATCAAAACCTTTTCAGTATCAAACGGGTTTCCATATTGATCAATAAAAACCGTTTCGTCGTATGACTCTGTTATAAGCAATATTGTATTACTTTCTGTTTTTTTCCATAGAACACCACGCAATTTGTGATCAACCTCAATGTTCGGTATACTGGGAATTCGTGTTTTTATCGTGGCAATTATTTCTTTTTTAAATTCAAATTTCATACTTAAAACTCCTTAAGGTGTTAATTCAACATGAATTCTAGCAGCATCCGAAAAGTCAAGCGTCTCAGTCTCCCCTATAGCAATATTTGTGCCTACCAAAGCGGGGGAGCCGGCGGGCGTGTCTGTTACTCCTATTGTTAATACGACGCTCGCTATTCCTGAGACATCATAAATTGGTGCATAAAATTTTTGTAATATATAGTCATCACCAATACCTAGTGTTAACCCAAACTCAATAAAGTTAACTTGTACCTGTTCAAGCCCGTCGGCTGGAAAATCTTCCTCAGAATTTAAAGTAATCTCAATATCTGCCCATGCATATTTTGGAATAGGGCGGGAGAACTTTATAGCATGTTCATCGCCCCCAGAATCTTCTATAATTTCAGAGGTATTACCATGTGTCAATATTCCACCTGCCTTGACTAACCATAATTTATTTGCTACGTCAACATCAGTCCCACCCACTACAACAGCCTCTATTGACTTCGGAGGACGCGCCCCGGAGGTTGACATTCTGGCATTGACTCCTATAGAAAAAATAACTCCCGAAGTATCCGGCGTTATGCTAAAGGTTCCATCAGCATTATCAGTAGCAGATAATGCCAGCGTAGTCGTATTAATTATCAAAACAAGACCAGCCGTAATCTCATCGTCAGTCGCATCTGCGTCAGAGGTATAACTAAATTCAAACCCGTTTATATAAACTCTATATTCTGTCAAGTTCTCTACTAAATCAACGCTTACTATAATAGCGGAATTATAGGTTGAGGTCTCATTTTCAAATACCTTTACCATGGTAACATTTTCTACCTCTTGTAAAAGTCTTGCTTCAATAGCAGCAATAGTAGCAGCACCTAAAATTCGTAGACTTAATTCTCTCCGCATTCGTAAGGCAACATCGGTCTCACCTCCATTACCAATTACCCCATCGTCGAGATTGTTAATTTCGTTAAGTCCTGCAACTGGGGTTTCTATTTGGGTAAGGGCTCCCTCAACTACTAATATAGCACCCTCATTAAGTGACTCAAAAGAAACTGGGGTTCCTATTTTATCAAGGTCTAATTTAGTACTAACTGCTACTGAGAAAGGAGTCTTTTTATCATCAACTATTATTGTTAAAATGTCACCATCCGTTGAAGCTATCACCTTACTTTGTCCACTATTAATTTCTGACTTGAGACCACCAACTATTTCTGCAGCAGTTGCTGTAAGATCACTTATAAAGATATAAGTTACAGCATCTATATCGACAATGTACACTTGGGAATTTTGAACGTCGTTTACTGAAATTTCAGTTTTTAGAATATTTGCGGCATCAATTGTTACATCCGCAAGTGTTACAAATACCTCCCCAGTGTCAACTATACTACCTTGAAATCCTGTCAGAACATTTGTTCCTTGGGTTCCTATTAATATTCCGATTACCTTAGTAGTGGTAGGTGCCAATCTGGTAATTCCTGTAAGATGTGCTACCCCATCGAGTGATATTCCCTCGGCGCTGGCAGGGTATTCACTTAGGTATACTAATTCCATCAGCTCCCAAAGCTCGGCCAAGGGTTTTGAAACCACCCCAATTATTTGACCAAAAACCGAAGCCGGGTCAGTATTGATCTCACCAAACTCTGCCTTGAATCCAGTTTTTAAATCATCAATTATATCTGACTCTCTTTTAATTGTAAATCCGTCATTGCCAAGCCCAAAAGTCATTATAACACCTCCGAAATTGTCGTAGTACCAAATGTCGTGTTTACCTCAAAATCAATTTGAGCACTTCGTTGACTTGAATTAAATTGTAAATCAAAACTTAATATTTCAATTACATCGTGAGTTCCAGTAATTGTCTCTTTTAGCAATGCCTCAATAGCATTCAAATCAGGATTTTTAACTAATACATCCCCGTAGAATCTTACCCCCGCCGTAATATCAAGAAACCACTCACCAAAAAATATCCATAACCGAACCTTTAAGTCTTGCACTACTCTGTCAAGACCAGTAACGAGTGATAAATCAAAATCGGTAACCTTCAAATCATGGGTTATTTCATCAAGTAATAAATCTTTCATTATTCCGCCCTGGTTTTACTTGTTAGTTCGTTATTACCAATTGCTACTGGTAATGCTGGTACCACCATAGGATTAATTCCCGGGTCGACAATTCCAACCCCGGTAATATTTGCAGGAACCCCGGTAACCGCTGGGGAAGGAGTTCCGACGGGATAAATAATATCTGTAAATACGTGAACATGACTATTAAACATATTTTTAAAATTCTCAGTTACCAATTTAAGAAAGGATTGTTTACCAATCTCTATATCACCATTATCTTTTATTCTCATTCCGGTACTTTTATATTGCATAACAACGTCACTATTATTATCAGCCAAACTATTTACACTAAAAGGGAAGAGTCCTGGTACGGCAATGGCATCTGTTATATCAAATCTTCTAATATCCCCACTTTCTGTCTCAGAGCCCATAGACAGCCACTTTTCCAAGGCTTTCTCAGAGAAAAGGATTAGGACATAATCATCCTTTAACAGCGGAAAGTGCAGGATAAAATTCGCAGAACGCGGGAATATGACGGGAACATTTACAATAACCGGCCAAGATTTAGGAATATCATCATTATAATCTTGTTTTACCAGTGGTTTAACCTCTGCCTTTTGAGTTTTATAGTCGTATTTTTCTATTCGTCCTGGTAAGCAAGTATGAATGCTCAGTACCATTCTATCAACGACGGACTGGATTGCTTCGGTTAATTCTTTCATGCTATGTCTGCTACCTTGGTAATGGTATTAAAATTGGTTCCGAAATTGTCACCAGAATGTTCTACCTCCTCAGTTCGATATATTCCCGATTCAACCCCTAACTCTTGAGCATCAACTAATACCTGCCCACCAGGTTCTATATCTGCCATCAATAAAGAGGTCAATTTCCACCCTTTCCTTTTTATGTCTTTTTCCTTACTTCCCTTTTTTACCTTTTTGTCAGTTTCACTTTTTAGTTTCAAATCGGTTATTCGTTCTGGTAATCCAATTAGTCCAGTTGAGCGTGCCAAAACTATAATTGGTGAGTCGTCGGTTTCCTCTTTCTCAAGTAGTTTAATAGTTCCATTTTGAAACGACCATTCCAAATTTAATTGTTTTGCCAACTTGGTAAGCTGTTCTTTCGCATTACCATTAGCTGAATATCCATTGGCAAATTTTTTTCCCTTCTTCTGAATAACCTTTTTTAATCTATCAGTTAATTTTACAGGAAGACCTAGGGCGTCAACGATGTCGTTTAATATTTGATAACCACTAACTCCCTCCGAATATGATTGATTAAATTTAGTATTTTGTAAAACTTTTAAACTATCCCCGGCTGAGATTGTTGTTACCAAATTGGCACCTTGTCTTTTAGTGGTTGATTCGGTTATGTCTCCAATAAAAGCTAGTTTAGTTCCGGCACCATCAGCATATCCTGCCTTTATAATTATAGAGTTAAACACCTCTTTTAAGAGAGTTCTCGTATTCTCACTCAAGTTATAAATACTAATTGTTGCTGAGTTACTTGAATGCTCAAGAGTTTTATTTATTTTAAAACTAATTCTCAGTTGTGAAATCTCAAGAGCTGACTCTTGCCCCCGAACCCCAACTTCTATTGTAATAAGTCGGTTAAATAAGGGCACCGGTGTCCTCCTCGGTTAAATAAATCAAACTCACCTTATCTTGAAAATCGTTTCTTCCTATTCTAATAATCTGGTTGCTAGGGTCGATTGCAAAAATTTCGCCTGGTGGTAGGTTTCTTCCCGAAAATTTAGATAACAACAAGAAATCAATTACAACTTTTAATCCAGAGATTAAAGGTGTTAAGTCTCGGTCAGCAATTGACATACTCCAGTATTCCCCACGGGTATTCCAGTTAAATGTAAACCGAAAAGGTATATTGTCAAGAATAATTTCTTGAGTGAATGCCGGGAACTCTGCAAAAGGAATTACTACCATTTGTAACCTCTTATTAAAAAAATATTTTATATAAAAACGATGACCTCTGCGCTTGCTCTGGGGAGGGAGTAGAGGTCGTAGCTGCTCCCTTATCAACTTTCTCTGGTGCCAAGTCCTTAACATTTTCTTTGGCTGTAGTACTTCCTTGATCTAAGTTTTGAGCTTCGATTATTGCAGATTCTGCCTTAGATAAACTTGTTAAAGTAGAAGTGAATCTCAAAGCCTCTCCGGTTGTTCTATCCCTTGGGAACACCAAAGACTCGAAAAACATATCCTGATATACTTTTAATCCGGTGACAACTGTAAATAATTTCTTAGCATCCCTCAAAGCAAGAAGTTGAAAAAGAGCATTTTGAGCCCTATTTGGTATTGCTTTTAATCCAGCTCTTAAATTTTGAGGGACTCCACCAAATATTCTAACCGGTGAATTAGTAATAAATCCTATCATTGATAATCTGACTGGGTCGTTTATAATATGGTCTGAAATATTAGCACCCTTTTCAATAGGAAATTTAGTGACAGTTGTATTAAAAGCATGATTCTCAGCTATCGTAACGTCAAGCTCAAGCTTATCTATTTTTCCGGGTTCCTTTTTGAAAAGTAAAGTTGTAAGTGCCATTTTCTAACCTTATGGTGTTTGATTCGTAGCAATTGTCTCAGTTATCTTCCTGTCAAGTACCTCTTCAACAACATCTGCTATCTCTCTCCCCATTACCGCACCCTCCCCAGTGGTGGTAACATTTACAGTAGTATTAATTATTGGTTGTCCTACTGGTGGGATGTTAAAACCTAAAGGATTATTTGCCATTCCAGCACGACGAACAAACTCCGGGTCGCCGGTTATCCTTTGAGTCTCCGCCTGTCTTTTACCCTGTTCTAGCAGAGCAGCAAAGTCTTGCGGGCTAAGTATCTCTTTGGCAATTGATTCGATATTTTCTTCTGCCAACTTATCAATGTGTCCTTTAAGCCCAAAAGTGACAACCCCCAATAAGGCATCCTGCATCTTTTTTAAAAACTCCGGTAAGTCCCCCTCAATTAGTGCCTCCCAAGCACCTTTAATATCGCGAAATATAGTTTTCATTCCTTCTTTCCACTCTTCCCAGGGCATTAATAATTCTCCAAGTAAAGAGTCTCCACCTTTCACCCAGGTCATTATATCGTCGATTAGTAAGGCTAACGCTGCAACCACTGCTAAGATGATTGCTGGAAGAAAGAACATAGTTACATTAAATCCAGCTGCCCCTATAGTTGCCAAACCAAGAGCAGTCTTTAGTAATAAGAGGGCACTTCCAAGAAAGGCAATTCCTTTTATAACAAGTCCCAATATTAATAGAAAGGGTCCGATTAATGTTAAAAAGGTAATAAAGAAAATAAGAATAGTTTGCATTGGTTTACCTAATTTCTTAAACCAATTTAATAGTTTTTCCATTTGTCTACTAAGAAACCCTATTGCCCTTTTTAACTGAAAAGTTTCAACAACAATCTCACCGTAAGCACCGGCTGTTAAGTAAAGGTTATCCATTAAATTTGAAAAGAGCCCACCAAGAGTTTTCGATTGCCTTTCCATTAAGTTAAAGAATTTTCCACCCTCACTCGACATATTACGAAATGCCTGCTCTACAAGTGGGAATTTAACTTCACCGGCCGATACCATTTTAAGAAGCTCATCTTTCGACTTTCCGGTAACTTTTGCCAACTCATCAAGTAAAGGTACTCCGGCAATAGCAAAATCTCTAAGCTCTCGACCTGTCAATCTACCCTGAGCTTTAACCTGACCAAGATTTAAGGCAAGTCTTTGTATAGGAACATCTAATCCGGCAGCAACATTACCAAGAAATCCAAGAGTTTCGATTATCTTCTTAGACTCAATTCCCATTGCTAGTAATTGTTTAACAACCGGACCAATGTTCTTAATTTCAAAAGGAGTCTTTGCCGCAAACTCAAACATTTCTTGAATCAATTTATTACCAGCCTCAGCGGAACCAAGCATTACTTCAAAGGAAATTGCTAATTGCTCCATATTCGAGGCTACTTTGATAGCTGCAACGTTGGCGAGAAGCAGGGGGGTTGATACAAAAAGAGTTAGTTTTCCACCAACACCAATTAGACTATCACCAATTCGATTGAGATTACGAGTGACACCACCAAGTTTATCTTTTAACGCACCAATATCCCTGTCGAATCTGGAAAGTTTGGAAGCCTCAATATTAAATCCCAACTTGGTAACTAATTCTCTAACTATCATTTTACTTTACTTTCGTCTTTTTTGTTCTCAATTTTTCAAGGGCTTCTTTAAAGTTTAAGACAGCTAGTGCCTTCTGTACGTCGTCGTAACTCCAATGAGTTTCTATCTCTTGTAAAGTAACGTTTGAGTTAAGTATAATTCTCCATATTTCAAACTCATCTTGAATTTCAGGTGATAATCTATTAATTAATTCTAACTCGGCGACAGTTGACCTTTTAGATTCTCCAACATATTTCCAATGCCGCCCTGGGCGAAAAAACTATCTTTATAATTTACCTCCAATACAAAAAATAGTACCTTATAAAGACTCCCATACTCACCAGCAAATTCACGACTAAATATTTCCCGAGTAAGTTCTTGGTCGTCCCTCCTGGTACACCTTAATAACCGAAGAATAAACTCAAGATATTCATCTTCATTAAGTTTATCAGCCATTCCCTGAAATAAAGAACCTACCGACTCAGGACTTATTTCTGCTTCAGAAAATTTCTTTTTTCCGGTGAATCCGATAGCTGCAAGAGAAAGAAGAGCGGGTGCAAAGTATTTCATCAATTTTGCCTTTACTTTAACACCTTCGCATCCATCAAAGGAAGTAACAGTATAGTCGTGCCCGTCAATCGTTTTATTTTTCACTTCAATAGCCATTTTTGCCCACCTCCGTTAGGGTAAAAATTATGGTAAAATATTTCCGCCAATTACAACATCGACATCTACTAAGTCAAGTACCCACTCCCTGTCAGTAATCTCTTTTGAATACTCAAGGTTTGCCTGTTTCCGAACCCAACCATTCGCTGAGAATACGATAGTAGTGCCACCTATCTCTTTGGCAATAACCGGAACGATTCCCGAATTAGAAAGCCTGTCGGCAATAACTAATGCACTAAGAACATTATTACTCAGACTCGTCTGTGCTAAGGTGACAGTTAACATTCCACCATAGTTATTTGTTTTTGAGCGACTCGTTATTCCGTCCGCTCCGGTAACTTTACTAAAGGCATCTTCGTCATATTCAAATTGGATAAAAGTTCCGTCGGCATATCCACCAATAGGAATTCCACCTACAGTAAGAATTACCTTTTTTGGGTCGTATGTTTTTACTTCCATGAGTAACTCCTTATGTAAAAGTTAAAGTTTCGTTATTTACAATTTATAATACAACTCTACCATTAATTGTAACAGCATGTATTGCCCCGGCAAGTGTTGCCTCAAACTCTACATCTGGTAAAAGTCGAAGTGCTTTATCGGCAGTTGAAACACTTGCCGCTAAGGGAACGGTTACCGTAAAGGCAGGGTCTTCGGCTATTCCACCACGTTCAATTCCAAGTTGTAAAACGGTTTTTAGTTCCGCCTCAACAATTGCAATTCCAGCATCGGTAAAAGGAATTTTTGGAAGATTAACAAATCGGGAGTACACATTTTCGGTAATTCTAGCCCGAAGCCAATCAACAAAAATGATTACATCAATAAACTCACCTTCTGCAGTCTGCCCCTCTTGGGTAATATTTGCACCACCAACCTCGGTATATATCATACAATTCTTATCACGGGCATTTCTACTCTGAGTATCTGTTAAATCAACCACTGCTATCCCGGCAAGTGATTTAAACATTGCAGTATAAGAGCCCGGGTTTCTGGGAAGGATTTGTCCAAATACTGCCGACTCGGGATATATAGTCGCAGCATCAGGATGGTAAATAACGAATGACCGAACATAGCTGGCATCCTTTAACTTCTTGGCAAGTGATGTAGTGTCTCCCGACAAGGATTGATTTATGGTATTTATATCATTGGAACCATACCCAGAAAACTTCTTATTCGACTCAGTCCAAAGAGCTGCCTCCTCTTGATCAGCTTGAGTCCGACTTGTAAGGATAAGACCATACCAGGTATCATTTTCATTCTTAATTGCTGCTAAATCATTCGTTATGGTATCCGTTGGGGTCGGAGTTGGAGTTGATTGATTTGAGTCGTGGGATAATGAATAAGGAGTTCCGGCAACATCGGCTGTTAAGGTATATGTTCCGTCTACGTTATCCACCGCAGTGATCGGTTCAGACCCAAGATTGATTGCCGTGGTGAGGCCGGCGGTTATTTCATCGTCAGTTGCATCCGCATCACTTGTAAATTGAAAAGTAGTACCATTAATTGTCGTTTCGTAAAGTGTATTATTTTCAACTGCGGCGATAGTCATTATTGCACTATCACTAACCTCCCGCCTTCCTACGGCAACTTGAACAACTGCCTTCTCTTGAGCAAAAAGTGGGGCCGCAGCTATATACTCCTTATCGGTAGATTCAAAGTCCCCACCATTGACAATAAGCATACTTGACAGTTGGGAATAGTATTTTATCAGCTCTGGGAATCTTCGGTGAGAACCCAATACCAGAGCAATACCAAATCCTTGACGTGATACTGCTTTGGTTTCTCGCGTAATTGTTACATTGACTATTTCATGTAAAGACATTAGATGCCTCCTTATAAAGTGATTTTATTTATGAACTATGATTCAGTATCGATTGTAAAGGTATCTTGATATACTTGGTCTCCTTTCGCATCTTTTATAGTTTCGGTTACCTCTATATTTTTTATGGTTCCAACAATATCAGTAATCGACGAGGCGGCACGAAAAAGAACATCCATACTTGCCCGCTCTATATATTCAGTATCGTCAAGACCAGTAATATTTTGAATCGAAAAATTATCGACAAAAACTATTCCAGCCAAGGTAAGTATATCCCTGACAGTTTCTTTCTGTAGGGAGTCTCTTAAATCATTCATCAACGAAAAGGCATTCTTGCCCTTTATTTGAATAAAAAGAGTCCACTCCCTATTCCCCGCTATGATTACATTCCCCGGATTGTCTGTTGGTAACAATTGCGCGTCTTGTCCTATTTGGTTAATGTTGTCATATCGTAAAGTAACATAAGCATCACTTTTAAGCGCATCAGTACTTAGTGGCTGCGGAGAATTTTGATCTGACCAAATAGCATACGTCAACCCGGTATTAGTCCTTGCCCATAATGTCAGGGCAGTTTTTATAGTAGCAAAGGCGATACTCATAATTCTACCACAATTATTTTATAATGGTTAATAATATCATTCTGCCAGTCCTCAACGATTAATACCTCAAAATTTCTTCCATCATAAGTTACTATGTCGGCATTATCTTTCGGAGCAGTTTTAACAGTTAAGAGTTTAGTTGATGAATATAATTTATAACTTTGTGATTCTCTTCTACCTTCAGGTAATAACCTCATTTCCTTTCCAGTAAGGGGTTGGACGCTTGCTGTAATGGTAAATTGATTAGTAGTACCTGGAACCCAGTCACCATCAGTATTATAACTTCCGGTTCCCGTATCTTCTCTAGTTACTGTCAAGGTCTTTCTTGGTATCATTTGGTAACCCCGGTCACCTCAATATGTTGGATTGATTGTACCATTTGCCCAGTATCAACCAGAGGGTTAGCACTTTTCTTTCTGGCAATCGTTGTCGGGGCATTTACTGGCATTTTCAAATCTCGTATTTTCTTTTTTACTTTCCCGGTAAGAAATTCACCAACTCTTCCTAAAGCCTTCTTATAAGTTGTAGTACCCGACAGCAATTTACTATATTCCTTGTCCTTGACATTTTCAACTGATCTAATATTTTCATCAGTTGCCGAGCGAAGAAAGGAACGTTCAGGTATTCGTTTCGTTCCAAACTCATTTGATGCCCCAACAATTACTAACTCTGACATTTCCTTGAAGGATTCTTTACCGCTTCCCTTTCTCTGGGGTGAGGCAACCGCACCCTCTTGGGGAAGTCCAACCTTGGTAAACGATTTATCTAACTTCCTCAATTCCTTTTTTATTCGACGCCATCCTTTATCAATGTCACTAACTGCCAATTGGTATTGTCCTGTTTCTTGGGGTTAACAAGCATGACTTCCTTAACCTGATTAATTCGAGCCCATACGATGTTTGACTTAGGTCTGGGTACTTCTGACTTACTCCCACAGAGGTATTATAAGTTATCTGTAGATCACCCTCTTTTTCAGACTTGACTGACCCGGCAGACCCATTATTTTGGGTTTCCAGTGTCAACCAATGGAGTACTAATAGAGCAATTGCCAGGTTGCGACAACCACCATA